ATCCTTGTGAGTATAAGTGAACTAAAGCAATTTTAGTCAACTCAGATACTAATATCTTTTGTAATCTTTCTACTGTACGAGCAAATCTAATATCTTCAGCAGCTAATGTAGCTTTACCTGTCAAATCTTTTTCGTATCCGAAGTATGCTTTAGGTACTTTAAGTGCAGCGAATAATTTATCTCTTAAGTAAGTAACGTCCTCAATGGCTGCATAATCTAAACCTTTAGTAGTCTCGATTCTAGTTGTTGCATCACCTCCTCTAACTGGAATATAGAAATCTTCTAATATGTTTTGCATATTATATTTCAAGTTATATTCACCTGTTTGTGGATCCATATAAGGTGTTTTCTTCATCTTATTGATGGTCTTCTGCATGTAATTTTCTACCTCATTAGGTGGAATGTTACCAACGTTAACAAAGAATGTACGTTTTTCAGGTGCTCTAACAATACGATGTATTAACATCGCATCTTCCATTAAAGTTAATTGTTTAAAGATTTTACGAGCAGGCTCAATAAATGATCTACCATAAGGCAAGTAGTTGAAATCAGATAATAATCTGAAGTGAGCCATTTCATAGTTATCAAATTCTATACCTTGTTGTTGGTTATAAGAAATTTGAGAAACTTGTTGTGGGCCTAATGGTGATTGTGATGTTGAGAATGTTGGGTCGTATTTGAATTTTACCTCTTGTGGTTTTTGAGGATTTTTACCTTCCAATCTAATAATAGAATAAGATGAGAATGGTATAACATTATATACACCGAATTTTTCTGAAATTTCTAGTTTTAAATAAAAATCTCCATACTTACACATGTTACGAGTCCAAGACCATAGGTTAAACTCGATATTTAATACATCGTAGAATAAGTTGTAAAGTATTTTTTGAACGTTTTCATCCGAAGAACGAATTTGTAATACTTCTCCCATGTCATTCCTTAAACATGTTTCATCAGCTAAAATATCTAATGTAGAAGCAATAATTGAATCACTATCCATTAATTCATAATCCGTATAAAGTTGGATTCTTTGAGTTGGATATCCTGTATCGTTATTGTAATTGAAATTTAAACCACCAGATGTAGTATAAATTTTATTGTATCTATCGAATAAAGAGTTAGTTTGAAGTGACCCAAGTTGTTGAATACGATCAGTATCTATTACTTTAAGTTGATTACCACCAACGTTTCTAATTAATACGTCAGTAGAGAATGCTCTTTTTAATCTACCAAATAATGATGTATCTACCATAAGTATGAAATGTATATATTATAAATATTAAATTGTTAAAATAACCATGATATGTCTTCCGTACCTCCTATACCATTATCAACCTGGTATGGGTTTTGGAATTGGTTATTGCCCTGAATTACTCCAGAAGCTACTTGGTTACTAACACCAAAACTACCTAATGCAGCGCGTGTTAATTCTATACCTTGTTGACGATTTCTTAATGCTGTGTCTCTTAAGAATAAACTAATGGCGAACGCCATTACTAAATCATCATTATAACCATTTTGAGCTTGTGCTTTACCATTTTTCCAAACGAAAACTCTCAATTCATCCATCAACCTTTTAGACTGAATGGTAACTGATTTCTCATGAATGTACGAAACTAATTTGGAGACACAAAGTGGTCTTGTCTTCATTGATGTAGTAAATCCAGGTACCATACCTTGACCATTTTCCATCCTAGCCATTTGACTTTCAGTAGCACCAAATGTAGTATCAGCTTTTGATGAGTAATATAAATTTCTATATCCTCTTTCTATTAATTGCTCAATTACACTCCAACCAATGTTAGCGTTCTCTACTACTAGTAAAGCATCACAATATTCAGTTGCAATTGCAAATAAAACGTTTGCAAAATCTTTTGTAGCAATTTGTGCCTTATATTCAGCAACTTGTTTAGCTGCCTCTACATCCATAACATGGAAAGTAGAATAATCGGCTCCGTCACCTCTAGCAACGTCGGCTACAACCATATATGTTTTAGAATAATCTGGCGGCTCCCATACCCATAATGCTCCTTCTACACCACGTCTTTCAATTGGTTCTGATACGAATGTTGCTTCGTAAAAGTTAAGCATGTCAGGTTCAATAACAGTATCCCCTGATGTGCTAAAATCGCAATCACATTCTTGAGCAGCGTGACGTAATCCTAAGATTTCATCTTGTGCATCTCTCCATACTTGAGTTCGTTCAGGGTGAACAGTCCAAGGTAAAGATAATGGGACAAATTTATTTTCTCTAGCTTGTGCTTTAGTAAAGGACTTATGAAACCAGTTACCTGTACCATAAGGTGTAGATAATGCTAAACATTGTCCTCCCGTAGCTAATGTTTGTTGAGCTGATGCGAAAATCTCATCAATACCCTCAATAAACGCAGCCTCATCAATAATAAGAAAAGAAACGGCTTCAGATCGCCCAGCATCCGCTGTAGCACCTACGGCTTTAATTTGTGAACCATTAGCTAAACGTAGCGATAATTTGTTGTGTTCCGCGGTTTTAATCTGCATCCATTTGGGAAGCGAGTCGTACGCGAACCTAACCTTGGTTACCATGTTTTTCGCTGTTTCTTGCTTAGTAGCGATACAAAGTATATTTTTATCCTTTTGAAATAACATCAACCATAATGAATAAGCAGATGCTAGAGTAGATATACCTAACTGTCTAGACTTATTGATGATTGTATATTCGTTCTTTTGAAGTTGTATTAATACTTTTTCTTGGAACGGATAAAGATTAAACTGGATCCTACCCCTTTGTGGGTGTTGGATCCAGTAGTATTTCTTCATCCAATAAACAGGATCTTGTGCACATTTAATCCACTCCTGTCTGATGATATCCTTTAAAGGAAGTTGTTTTTGTATGTCAGACATAACTTGTTTTTAGGTTTATGCTTCTTCGCCACCCATTAAATCTGCAGCAGACATTGTTTTAGGAGCTTTGAATACTTTAGCTTCTAATGATTTTTTCTCAGCAGTTAAATCTTTCAATTGAGCTACTAATGCTGCTTCTTCAGGTGTACCTTTAGCTGCTTGATAAGCTGGAATTAATGCTTTCATTTCTTGAGAAATTTGAGCTAATTTTTCAGCTGCAGTACCTAGTCTTTTATTACCAGCAGCAGCTTTTGCAGCTTGTTTTTCCATGTCCATTTCTTCAGCATCTTCACCACCAAATACAGTAGATGGAGCTAAGTCAGCTAATTTAGATGAAGCAGGTTTTTCAGCTTTAGGGTTTGTGATTTTAATTTTAGGAGATTTTGCTTTAGGAGCAGCAGCTACTTTAGTTGGGTCAGCTTTTCTTCCTCTTTGTCCTACTTCTCTTTCACCTTTAGATAAAGCAATAAATTTATTTAATTGGTTATCATATAAATCATCACCAGCTAATGCACTTTGAACATCAGCATCACCTTTGATTGCTTTTTTAAGAGCAAGACCTTCTAGATCACCGTTAGATGCAATTACTTTTTCGATTGCTGATTTTAAGTCACCTGCAATTTTAGCCATTTCATCCAATGATTCCCCTTCGTCAATGAAGTCAGTATCATTATAGTAATCTTGCATTTCATCCTCACTTTCGAATCCTTGGTCTTCATAACCTTCAGATAAAAGTGTGTTTTTAAATTTCAATAGGTCAAAGCTATTCATGTTTTATGTAATTTTAAAATTAGTATTTTTGATATAAATATTAAAGGGAAACAACTTCTAATATCTGTTGTATACGTTGCTCAGTTGTACCAGATATCATAGTGAAATTTTTCATCCTATGTTGATACATCTGACACATACCTTTAATAATAAAATCAATTAAATCTCTATATTCAGCATCAATAGCTCTTACACCATTGTCCTCAATATCTACTCCTTCAGGAGAAACATAAAAAATGTAATCATATTCTAAAATGAAATTACGTGCATATTCTTCAAATGATGTTTTATCTGAAGGATGAATTGATTTGGCAGCTTGAGTAAATGCCATTACATCAATAACTGTTCTATCAGTTAATAAATTTTCACTAAATAATTCGCTTACTCTTTCAGCTAAGAATACTGTTTGACCTTTTAATGTAGAATCAGTATTTAATGGAATACCTAAATCTCTTAAATATTTACTACGTTCAGTAGCAATTTTATAATCTTTAAATTGTGGTAATTTAGCTAATGCATTTACCAATGTAGTTTTACCAACACTTACTGTTCCTACTAATCCTATTTTCATATAACTTTATTTTTAAAATAATAATATACAATGGCTCCCTATGGGAGCCAAATGTATTTATTAAAATCTTGATTTTACTTGTGGGTTCTTTTCTGGTGGAACTCCATTTCTATCTTTTCGAGCTTCTATCCATTCATCTTTTGTGTATGGAATACCATATAGGTAATACTCGTCTTTCTGTTTTGTTCCTTTTGGATGTTTAAGGGCTGGTCCATCCCAATTGTGTAGTTTTCCATCAAAGTAGGTAATAACTCTACCGTCAGGGGACTTTAATGTTCTTAATTTATAATCTTGACTTGACATAACGTTAAATTTAGTTTTTAATCATAAATATTATTTTAATATGTCTTCTGCAACATAAATCCCTTGTGCACCACTTACTGTTATACCTCTAGCTGATAAAGCATCGCCTACGAAATGTACGTTAGGATACTTAGTGAGTGCTAAGTTGGTATAATCAACAAGTGGCTCAGGTGATAGATATTTTACTTCAGGTATGTACATACCCCAATCGTCTTTCAATGTTGGGAAAATTTCTTTCATTCCAGTAATGAAATTATCAATATAATCGAAATAACCTTCAAATGATTCTCTTACTTCATTTAATCCAGTTTCATCTATTTGAAATGCTTCTACATTAGAACCTTCTGATGTATTAGATACAGTACGTGATGGAGAGTAGTATAAACCTTGACCACTAATAGATTGGCATTGTTTTACAACGTTTCTTGACCATTCGAATGGATCTTCAAATCCGTTTAACTCCATAATAATACCGAAGTTAGTCATATCGTTTCTATACTTTTCATCTTTTTTAGCGTGACCATTATATGAATAGTTTCCGTATGTTTCTTCTACTGCAACATAAGCTGCATTATTGTTAGTACAGAATGAACGAAGTGATACTCCTTTATCATCGAATTTTCTATATAACTTAAAGTCATATGAAATATCAATTAATTTTTGGAAGTGATGTTGTGGTGCTTCAAAACGAACACCAATTTGTACTGATTTAGGTTCAGTTGGTAAGTCGTATTTTTCAGCTAATACTTTACCAAAGTCAATACCTGATTTACCTACACCAAAGATAAGTTCATCATATTTAAGGAAATAGTTAGCATAATTAGTTAGCATTAAACTATTATATTCAAAATCAATATCTGTTACTTTTGATTCCCAAATAAAATGAACAC